GCGCCTTTATCCATTGGTGCCCAGGTCCACCCGGATTGCCCGTTAACCGGATACCAACCGGCACGCCGGAGCCGCTCCGCAATGTCGCGAACAATTTGAAAATCGGGGCGGGGCTCGGAAAGTTCCCAGCCTCCTCGATGTAGAGCCTGGAGTAGCTGTGGCCCTGATAAAGTTCGGCGTCGGCGTCGCGCTCCAAGTAAGCGAACTTGAGGCGTGCTCCACTGGGATCGCGCCATGTCTTCTCCTGCTCGTTGTAGGCCCACTTGAGCGGCCCGTAGATCATCCGGCTGCGCTCGATCGTGTCCATCAATTCGGTGCGGGTTCGCCGCAGCATCAGCCCCGAGGCATTGATGCCGTGCTCGTTGGCGTGCCGCATCCAATCGCCGAGCATGCCATCGGTCTTGCCGCCGCCGCGCGCGCCGCCGAAGAACACCTCGAAGACCGGACATTCGAGCAGCGCCCACTGGGCGAAATTCCCACCCGGGCTCCAGATCGTTTTGACTTGCTCAGTTTGTGCGTCCATTGCCGTTGCCTGAAACCGAATTCGGTTTCGGTGTAACCGAATTCGGCGCCGGCAGTGCCGTCAATTCAAGTGTGTCAGGAGCTCCGTACTTTTTGACCCACTCCTCCTTGGTCAGCACTTTGGGCAATTCGGCAACATAGCGCACGTTCACGTCCGCGCTGATCAGCGTGCGGGTCAGGTCGGGCACCACCTTCTTGAGCAGGCAATCGATCGCACGCACTTGCGCCATGCTCAGGTCGGCCATCTTGCGGCCGTTCTTGTCCTCCTCGCTGAAAATGAATTGGTGCAGGACATCCACCAGCCGGATCGCCTGGATCCTGGAGCGCACCTCGTCGGGGTGAAACTTCATCTGCCGCCGACGCAGTAATTTTTTACCGCCTTGGGCCGGACCGGACATGATTTTCTCCTATGGGCCACCGGCGCCCCACATCTGCGCGAACGGCTCAAGCTGGCCGGGCAAGCCAAGTTCTCCCGTCGTGGACCATGCGGTCTGATCTGGCCCGAACGCCTTGGTGAAATGAATGCTGCCCGCCGTCATCGGATCACTGATCGGGCGGTGCAGATCGTACTGCAGTTTGGCCGGGCTGATCTGGTGCCCAAGATACATGAAATTTCCGGGTGCGCCGCCAAACAGGGCTGAATTGAAAGTATTTGGCCGCTCGTCGCCAACCTCAGGGGGCTGGCCGCCATACTTGTTGATCCGTTGCTGGTTGTAATCCTTCATCGTCCAGAATTTGTTGGTGGCGCGAGGATCGCGGTTGCTGAACACGCTCGGGAACCAACTATCCTGGCCCTCGTTCAAGGCCGGCGGCGGCCCCCAATTGCTCTCGATGTATTGCGGGGGCAGTGCGTTCATCCGCGGACCACCGCCGCCCCGGAAACCATCCGCGCCAGGATCGGGGCCCTGCGCCGCCATCATCGCCAGCAGCCCCGGCACCTGATCCTTGTAGGACTGCGGCATCCACCCGCCGGCCGGCATAGCCAGCGTCGATTGCTCGATCGGGGGTGCAAAGGATTGCGCCGCTTGCTGAACGGCCCCGCCGGCTGCGCGTAAATCCATGGCCTTGCTCCCTATCTGCGTGCGCCGGCCTGGTAATACTGGCCGGTGGCCGGATCGTAGAAGTATGCGCCGCCGCCGCCGCCCTGGCGGAAGTCGCCACCGAACGCGCCGGTGCCGGGACGACCCGGCGAGTTGACGCCGTAGGCGCCACCGTATTCGGCGCCCTTGGCGCCGGGCGCGATGCCGGCGCCGCCGGTCTGATAGTAGCCCGGGCCGCCAGGACGGCCGCCGGCCTGCGGGTTGCCGCCAACCGTGATCGACAGGCCGGGCCGGCCACTGGTGTCGTCGCCGGGGCGCCCACCGGGGGGACCGAACGGGCCGACGCTGGGCAGGCCGGCCGGGCTACCGCCGGGACGGCCCGCGGGCTCGTTCTGCATGCTCCACAGGCCGAGCGGCGCCGCTTCGCCGCCGACCCCCCTGGTGAACGGATTGAGGGCGCTGATCACGTCTTGGGTGATCTCACCGTTTGGCCCGCGCGCCAGGCCGATGGTTTCGTTCTGCTGCGACGGCGCCGCCCATGGCGTAAACGGCTCGCCCCTGCCTTGTTGGTCGCCCTGCTCCTTGGCGGTCATCATGTTCTGCTGGTTCATCTGGTCGGCGAGCGTCTGGTAGCCCTGCTGAATTTGCTGCGGGGTTGCTTGCTGCTGCTGCGCGTTCATCTGCTGCGCCAGCATGTCGTAACCAGACTTGGACGTGGCCGGATCCACGCTCGGCACGCCAAATATCCCAGCCTTGCCCTGCTCGCCCTTTTCCTGGCCGGCGATCATGGCCTGCTGCTCGTTCTGCGCCTGCATCTGCTGGGCCAGTTGGTCATATCCGGCCTGCCGCGCGTTCTGCGCGTTCATCTGGTCGGCCAGTTGCTGATAGCCGGCGGTCCGCGCATCGGCGTCATTCGTTTGGGGGCCCCTGCCCTGCTCGCCCAAAGACTGCGCGTCCATCATTTGCGTCGATTGCTGCGCGTTCTGATTTGACTGCTGCTCGTTCATCTGCTGGGCCAGCATGTCGTAGCCAGCTTGCCTGGTATCGGCGTCTGGCCTTGCGTCGGTTGTTGGCCCGGCAAAGGAAGTAAAGGCGTTCGGGGAATTCTGCGCGTTGCTCACGCCTTGGAACCCCTGCTGCGCGCCGGGTGTCGTATCCCCGAACGGCGCCAGGCCGGGGCCGAGTTGGCCGGTGTTGGCCTGGCCCCATTCGCCCTGATAGGCGGCCGCGGCTTGACTGAGCGCCTGCGCCAGATCGGGATTGGTGTTGGCGATATATTGCGCCAGGTCGGCGTTGGTTCGCCCGAAGTCGTTCGCCATCATGGCCGCGTCGATGACGCCTTGGTTGGTCATGTTCTGGCCGGCCTGCGCCTGGCTCGGCCCGAACCAGCCCGACGTGGGGGCGGCCTGGTTGGTCGCGAACGCAGGACCGAAGACAGACATCGGATCGGCCTCGGTGCGATCGTCGGGGTTGACGGTTGGCTGGACGCCGCCGGGGGCCAGGCCATACGGCCCCGCCTCGCCCGGCTGCACGGTGGCGGGGCCGCCTGTCCAGCCGGGTAGGCCGGGTTGGCCGAACTGCGCCCCGGGTTCGCCGAACTGCGACCCGGGCGGGCCGTTGATGCCGCTGTTGTTGCCCGGCGTGCCGTAGGCCTGGGGGCCGCCGATCGATGGACCCGCGTTCGGGTTTCCATACATGCCGAATTCGCTCGTCGCCCAGCCGGGCGGGCCGATCGCACCACTTTCCCCCGGCTGCAATCCCCACCCGCTCTGGGCAGGCGCTCCCCCAGTACCGTAGAAGGCTGAACCGCCGGTATAATCGACGCCGCCGGTGGGGCCCCAGCCATCGCTAGGCGCATAGCCGAAGTCGCTGTTGGGACCGATGTAGGCGCCATCGCTGCCGCTGTAGAAACTGCTGCCGCCGGTGTCGCTGCCGGGGCTGGTGTCACCGAAGAACGAGCCGGGATCGCTGGCCGCGAACTGCGTGCCGCCGGTTTCACTGCCGGTCCAGCTATCGCCGCCGGTCGAGGTGCCCTGAAAGCTGCCGGGATCGCTGCTGACAAAACTGCCGCTGTCGTTGGTGCCGTAGAAACTGCCGTCGTTGCTGCCGAAGAAATCGCCGCTAGTGTCGCCGGGAGGGCCGGCGCTGCTGTCGCCAGGACCGCCATCGGGGCCGCCGTCGAAGCTGCACAGCGACCGCGGCTGGAATTCGTCGGCCCAATGTTTCATTTCGTGGCCCTCAAATGCGGTGGCGGCTCGACCAGCCATTTCTCGCGATGGGTGTAGGTTTTCTGCCAGCCGTCGAGCACCCGCAGCCAGCCGTCGCGGCCGCCGCCGGTGAGCCGGGCGCACTTGCGCTCGAGCGCGAACTGCTCGACCTCGGGATGCAGCGGCAGCAGCGCCTCGAGCTCGCCGCCCTGCAGCCAGATGTTCAGACTGCGGTAGCCGATCGGGTGTGCAATGACATTGGTGAGGATGACGCCGTGCTCGGCCGGCCACAGCCTGGCGCTGCCGGCGGCAATCCTGCGCCAGATGTCTTCCTTGCCGTGGGTCCGACCGAACGAGGCGAGCGAAGCATCCAGCCAGGGCCAGGTGCGCTCGAATTCCTCGCGTTCATTCATACGTCTGCTTGCCGATGGTCGTCGGCGGGGCCGCCGCGGGGGTAACCTGGCCGCCGGCACCCATCGTGTACTTGTGCTGGTCGCCGAACGGGTTCTGCTGCTTCACATAGATGTCGCAGTAGCCAAACGGCGAAATCTCGCCGTCGACGGCCTCGCAGCCGTCCGGCGCATCGCCGGGAACACCCTCGAAATGCAGGCACAGGCCGCAATTCTTCAGCGGCGTGCCGGCGCGGTAACTGACCGCATCCTGCGGCTGCTTGCCCTCGCCAGGCTCGGACGTTTCGCCCGGCTCGGTGGCATCGCCTGGCGCCATTTCCTCATCAGGAGGCGGGCCGCCCTCGTTCATCATGCTCATGGCGTCACCTCGTTTGAATTCGGTACATTTTCACTTGACGCCGGAACCACCCCAGCCGGCGCCACCGGGCAGGCCGAGGCTTCCCAGGAAGCCCCACGGGCCCAGCATGGCTGCATCCTTGGGAGCAACGCCATAGGCGCCGGGGCCCTGGATGGCCTTGTCGTATTCGGGGCGGGTCATGCGGCCGAGGCCCAGCATCATGTCGAACATGCTCGGCGGCTTTTTGGGCGCGTTGGGGTCATCCGGCTTGGATGGATCATCCTGGGGAGATTGCACCCCCGCTGATTTCCCCATCGGCAATGGCTGCTCCCACCATTGCTTGGGGCGCTGCGGGGTGGTGCGGTCGAACGGCGAGGGCTGTGGCGCCATCATGCCGATCCCCATCTGCGCCATCTGCAGCATACGCGGATCGTAGCGCGGATCGCCGTCAGCCATCGCCGCCTCCTAATTACATTTCGGATAGCCCATCGCCCAAAGATCGGCCGCGTTCAACGGCCAGTAGCCGGTGAGCGGCATGCTCGGCCAGCCGCCGGTGCGATCGATCCAGCCGCGGATATCCGCCGGAAGCCGCAGGTAGAACGCATGAGTTGCGAGCGGCATGACCTCGCCGGTTTCAAGCGCGCGCACCTGATGGAAGCCGAGGAACGAGCCGGGCGCAAAGCACAGGTCCGGCTTGTCGATGTAGGCGGTGACCAGCGTGCAGGCCGAATGGCAGGGGCCGCGTATTTCCACCTTTTTTCTGTCGCTCCGGTAGCCGGCATACATTGCATGGTGGTCGTTGACGTTGCCGCCGCGGCCGTAGTGGATGACGATGGTGTCCATCGGCGTCAACGGCGGCGTCCTGGCGGCGAGCGTCTTGAGGATCACCGTGGTGTTGGCGTTGCGCGTCAGCGCCTCGGGCGAGAACATCGAGTTGGGTTGCTGGCCGAGCACCGCGGTCATACTGACTGCGGTCAGGACCGAGGCGAGAAGCGCCTCCTTCATCATGAGAACCCTCCTGCTGAAACAGCAGGAGAACCTGTCACGGGCCGTGACGTTAATCAATGCCCCGTCCAAAAGATATAAATGGCGCCCACCCACGCTTCGTGACAGCCTCGGCGCGCTACTGTAGCAACAGAAGGATATCCTAGATGAAACGACTAACCCTAGCGGCCCTCCTGCTGGCGGGAACGGCCCTCGCGACCTTGCCAGCAAAGGCCGACATTGCCGACGTTACGCTTGGCGGCTTCAACTGGTCGTTCAATGGCGTCAACACTCTGACGCTGTCCAACGCCGTTCCGGCGGGTAACCAGACCAAAAACCTGCCCTGCATCATCTGCGGCGAGAACCAGCCGTTGCAGCCTGCAGGCTTCGGCTACAACGACTTCGGCAACACCGGGAACGCCAGCGACCTGCCGTTCTTCTCGTCTGGCGTTGTCGACAAGACGCTTGGCCCGGACACGCTCGGCGCCGTCAATTACAGCGGTGCGTTCCTGCAGGCGTTCGATCCGGCGCTGACGTTCAGCATCGGCATCGACGTGAACATGGCCAATGGGCAACCTCGACAGACGTTGGAGTCGTTCTTCTTCTTGGACGTGACCGACAAGACGGTGCTGGCGGCGTTTATCAACCGCTCGGACGGCAACCTGTTCGCCACCAACAATGGCACCGGCTTCCCCGACATGACGCTGACCGGCCTCTCGCTGGCTGGCATCAACCCCAATCACGAGTTTGCGTTCTTTGCGCGCATCTCTGGTGCTACCGATGGGCCGGACAGCTTCTTCTTCGAACCGGCAGCAGTCCCCGGCCCCATCGCGGGTGCCGGCATTCCCGGCGTCATCGCAGCGTGCCTCGGCCTCTTCGGCCTGCACCGCCGACGCCGCAACGCCGTTGCCTAGGTTCTCATGACTGCCTAGGCGACAGGGCCTCGCCGGTTAGCACCTCTGGCCGGCGGGGCCACTTTTCGGGGGAAGGAACCACCCATGCCCACCAAGAAATACAACCCCAATGAGCCCGGCCGGCAATGGCCGCACCGCCAGATGCTCGATCGCATCGCCGCCCAGGACGGCTGTATCACCTGGCTGTTGGCCGAGGTGCGAACCCTGCAGAAGCGCGTCGACAAACTGGAGCGCCAGCAATGCGGATCCCAATCCCACATCGCCTCGTGGCCTCCTGGGACGCATTTGTCCGATGGGGCGATGTCAAAGTAAGCCCGCGCATCCGCCGCATCGATCTGCTGCTGGTCGCGCTCGGCATCGTCTGCGTCGGCTATTATGCCCTGACCACTGGTTGGCAAGGTGCGATCGTGGGCGGGCTGCTCTACATTCTCATGGTGATGATGGCGCTGTGGGTGTTCTGAGAATGTCGGGCGACGT